ATGTCTTTTGGATATACACGTCCGTTTTGATTCTTTGCATTTGCACGTTGAAGAACTCCTTGAACAATCAATGGTTTAGAAGGATCATCTGTTCCTTCATTCAATTGACTACTAATTGGTTCAAAGAAAATCCAACCTGTTTGTACTGTTTTATCCATAATTAAGCTTGTTTTGGTTCTGATTTAGGTTGAGGAGTCACAGCTTGAACAACTGCTTGACCAGCAGCTGTGGTTGCTTTTGTTCCCGGTTCAGCAGTTTTAGGTTCTTTAGGTTCTTTGACTTTCAAAGCTTCACCCTGACCCAAAATTGTAATCTTGAATCCAGGCTTCAAAAAGTATTCCTTATCATCTTCGTCTCTTAAAATCACAACGTAACGATCATAAAAGTAATCAAGACTGGTACTAGTAACAGAGATCTCATAATCACGTACTGGTTGACCATATCCCTTAGATGCTTGTATTGATACTTTCTTATTCAATACCCGACTATTCAAATTACGTAAAAACGAAGCTTTAGATTCTGCAGTAGTTCTTGCAATTTTAGCTTCAAATTCACTGAATTCTGAACTAACGTTATAGTCTACAGATGTTGATGGTAGTGGTTGACCACCTGCGGTTGATGTACCGAAGTGTTGTGGTGCACCATCATCTTCAGTAATAAGTTTTACCAATGAAATCATATTATTGTAATTTTCTAAGTTTCATACCAATTGACTTCAATCTTGCTTTGATTTCAGCAATTCTGCCGGATGTACGCTTCCAAAGTTCTTCATTTGGAACGTTCATTTCGGTTTTGAGTCTTTGATTGACACTCATTAAAAAGTCAACTTCTCTGAGCATCTTTGTGATTTCTTGAGTAATCAAAGATACTTTGTAGGAATGTCTCTTGGGATTTTCTTTCAAACGAGCATAACGTGAAACAGCTTCGTTCAACTTCTTTTCGTTTTCATCTAACGAATCAAGATCTTTTTGAAGTTTTTCAACGCCCTTTTTCCACACAGCCTTTTTCTTTGCTTTCTTTTCAAAGTTTTGATCTGGTTCGCCGGGATGTTTATCTGCCCAGTCAGGAACACCATCACCATCAGCGTCAGGTTTCTTTTTCTTCTTGTGATCTTTCTTTTCGTCAAGTTCTTCTTCCTCATCAATTTCTTTTGCAACCTTTGAACCCGGATTTTGTTTCAATGTAGCTTTGGTTGCATTGTTAGTGCCGCCTTTTTTAGAAAATGCAAATGGGGTTGAAAAGCCATCAATTCCACCGGTTCCACCAGTTCCACTAGTTGTTGATGTTTCATCAAGATCTTGTAGTTCTTGTTTAATCAATTTCTTGATAAGTTCTTTCAACTTGGCTTCTTCTTCGCCGGTGATAAGATCTGGGGTTTTTGGTTTTTTATCTTTACTCATATTATTTCAAATTGTTAAGTTCTTTTACCAATTCATACGACAACAATAGAGCCATAATATGATTGTCTTTTACAACGGTTGTAGGTTTTACTTTGTCCAAAACATTTGTGATTTCGGAAAGTTTGATTGCAATCACCTGATTATCAGTGATTTTATTCTTTGAGTTGACAATAATCTGCTTAATCTTTTCAATTTCTTCACAAACATAGTTTGAAAGAGAATTGGTATTAGAGACATTAAGAATATATTCACGTATCAATTTCTTTTGACTGTCATCAAAATCTTTATATTTGGTATTGATACCTTCTAACAACAATTTATATGCAAGCAATCTAATATCTTCACTTTGTTGTTTGTAGTATTCCAAAAGATTTTCATCGGTATCAGGTTTCTTTGATACTGCGTTACAAAGTGATTCAATGATGGATTCTCTTGATTGAACTACTTCTTGTACATCAAATTTGGAGGCAGTTTTGTTTTCAAAAATCTTATAAATGGAAGCCAAAATACGATAGTTTTTAATATTTGCCTTTAAAAAGCTGTCAATTGGATATATGTCCTTGATTTCACGTATCAAATCATACTTTTGTTGTGTTAAGTTTTTGTCATTTAATTGTGACCGTGATTCCAATACAACACTTATGATTCTTTCAGCATGAGAAGTATCTCTAGCCTTTTCATTTAATAAAAAATTATATAGTTGATATTCCTTACCCAATTCTGTATTCTCAGAAAAATACTTGAACAAAATTTGTTTGGCTGCTGACTCGTCTTTACCTGCAATAATATCTGCGGTAATTTGTCTAGTAAGCAACTCAAACAAAATTCCTGTATTTTTGAACTTTGAATGCTTAGATTTTTGCATATTATTAGTTATGATTTATAAATATATTAATTTTTGATGAAACTCCCATATTTGTATTATTCTAATATATTAGACTCATCCATTATAGATTTTTGTTTATTTTCCGACAACAAAGTTTCTTTTTCTTGTTTAGATGTTTTTAAAAATGAGTCTAAGCTAACTAACTCTTTGGATATATTTTCTAAACTAAACACTGATCCTCCAGCGTACTTGTGTGTAGGTGATCGGTCAGACTTAAAGTCCCTATTCATTTCCAAACGACCGGTAACATCTTCACCAAATGGATAGTCCGATGACTTTTTTTGTCCTTTTTGTGACGGACGTTCATAATCCGGCTTTTGTTTTTCCTTTAATGTAGGAACTTCTCCGCCACCAGTTTCAGCACCTCCAGCTTCAGCACCTCCTCCGCCTCCGCCATCACCTTCAGGACTTATTTTTTGGAATGATTTAGCAGGATCGTTTCCTTCTTCTTCGATTTGTTTGAATCTATATGACTGTTTTGAATCATCAACAATTTCATTTTTAACAGTATTCATATCGTCCTCAGACATATGAAACACATTATCATATACCCACTTCTTGCTAAATAATTTGTTTTCAATCATGTCTTTAGCAACACTTACTTTATTTGACCAAATATCAATCTTTTCCTTTTCAAACACCGTCGATGGATTGACTAATTCTAAACTAAAGTCTACCAAACTTGCATCTCTATATCCCTGAGCATACAAGTGAACAATACCAATCTTGGTCAATTCACTAATAAGAATACGTTGAATACGTTCAATTGTACGTGAAAAACGAACATCTTCTTGTGCCAAAGTGGCCTTACCGCTTAAATCTTCATCGTAACTCAAGAACGCTTTAGGAATCTTAAGGGCAGCCATCATCTTCTTACGGAGATATTCAATATCGTCTGTACCAGTAAATTCCATACCACTAAGAGATTCAATACTGGTACCACTATCACCACCACGAACAGGAAGATAAAAATCTTCAACCATGTTTTGAAGGTTGAAACGAAGATTGTAATCGCCACTTTTTTCATCGATATATGGAACCTTTTTAGTCTTTGCAATTAACTTTTCCATGTATGAGTCGATTTCATTCGGAGGAATATTACCAACATCAATCTTGAAAATACGTTTTTCAGGAGCACGCATGATACGATGGATCAACATTGCGTCTTCCATCAAACTCAATTGTTTCCAAACACGACGAGCACCTTCCAACATACTCTTACCATATGGCAAGAAATTACTATCACTCAACAAACGAAAGTGTGCTACTTGATAATTTTCAAGATCTTCTACCTTACCACCATCTGGTAAATTGACTTGAAACTTAATATAGTTCTTGTTATACAAGTCACTATTTTCAACACGGGTTACATTATAAGCACTAATTGGTTCAATCATGTAAACACCATATTCTGGACTAATGTATAATCGAAGGTAAAAGTCACCGTATTTACACATGTTACGAACATAACTCCAAAGATTAAATTCGATATTCATAATATCATAATACAGATTACGTAAAATCTGTTTGATATTATCATTTGGTGTATTAATTACTAACATGTCACCCATCTCATTACGAGTAAGTGATTCATCAGCATAAATGTCTAGAGCGGAACTTAGAATTGGATCCATGTCCATCGTATCATAATCTCTAAAGAGTTCGATACGTGCTGCTTGATAACTGAGTGTAAAATCTCTGCTATATTGGTTGTATGCAGAAGTACGAATACGATTAAAACGGTCACGTAATGTATTTCTATCAGTAGCGTATGCTACTTCATCTGTATCAACTACTTTTAACTTTTTACCACCAATATTACGTACAATAACATCTGTCGAGAAAAGTCTTCTGAGACGAGCAAATAATGATCTGCTCTTTAAATCGGTTGGTTGATCTGCCATATGATTACATTATATATTTCGTAAATAAATAGTGAAACTGTGTTATAATAACCAAGTTAAACTTTCTTTTTGATCTTTTAATCCCGTTGGCATTTCCCACGACTGTTGTGCATTTGCATTTTTAGTTGTATAAACTGGAGCACTTTGTTGTTCAGATCTATTGATATTACCCAACATATTACGTGTAAGGTCAACTGATTGTTGTCTTAACTTTAATGCAGTGTCACGTACCCATAAACCTATAGCAAATGACATTACCAAGTCATCATTATAATTCCTCATTGATTCTGCTTTACCATTGTGCCATATAAACGTATATAGTTCATCAATAGTACGTACCGATTGAATATTGATCGACTTTTCACGCATATAACTTTCCAAACGTGAAATAATCAACTGTCTAGTTACAGAAGTAGTTGTAAAACCCGGAGTCATTTTCTTCTCCGTTGCATGTATACGATTAGTCATTTGATGTTCAACATCAACATATTTTAGATCCGCACTGCTATAAAACAAATTGGGGTATTTTCTATCTAATACCTGTTGAATTGTACCCCAACCAATATTCAGATTTTCAATAACCAACAAAGCATTATTATACTCAGTTGCAATATTGACCAACATGTTTCCATAATCTTTAGTACCAACTTGACCTTTATACTCAGCAACCTGTGTGAAACTTTCAACGTCAATAACGTGGAATGCACTATAGTCAGCACCATCACCACGAGCAACGTCAGCGCATACCAAATACGAACGAGTATAATCTGGATACTCCCATAACCATAAAGACTTATCCATTCCTCTTGTTTCAATTGGATCACGTACTTTAGTTTGTTTGTAAAAGTCCAATATAGGAACATCAATGACAGTATTACCGGATGTTGCAAAATCACAATCGCATTCCTGCGCAGCCATTTTTGGTCCCAATAACTTAGTTTGTGCGTCCCGCCAAGACTGATCTCTTTCTGGATGAAGATGCCATGGTAACTTAATCGTATGAAACTTATTCTTTTTTGCTTCTGCATCTACCCATGTTCTATGGAAGAAATTACCAACACCATTAGGAGTAGATAATACAATAGCTTTACCACCGGTAGATAGTGTCGATTGAGCAGATGTCCAAATTTCATCAATGTTATCAATAAATGCAGCTTCATCAATAATCAACATTGATAGTGCAGAAGAACGACCAGCTGTTCCAGAAGAAGATACTGCTTTAATTTGAGAACCGTTTGTTAATCTCAAACTTAACCTATTATCTTCTTGTTCTTTTACTTTCAACCAAGATGGAAGATTATCATTTGCAAACCTAACACGGGTGACAATTTCTTTCGACGTTTCTTGTGTAATACTGATACACAAAATGTTTTTGTCACTGTGAAATATCATCATCCACAAACTATACGCACTACTCAATGTAGTAATACCCAATTGACGACTTTTTAAAATAATATTATAGTCGTTGTCGATAATTTGTTGAAGAGATTCGTCCTGAAACGGATACAATTCAAATGGTATTGTTCCACGTTTAGGATGTTGAATTTTGACGTACTTCTTCATAAAGTACATCGGATTTTCAAGACACTTTTTATACTCTGCCTTGATGATATCTCTTAATGTTTTTTGTTCACTCGACATGATTTAACTTCTCCAACTTCTTTTCAATCTTAAGAATCTGTTTATCGATTTTTTTTAAATCCGTCTTAAGATCCTTCAAAATATTTTCTCTACGTTCAATTGTCCATTCATCTGAAGTTCCATCACCATTTGGAAATGAAATCTTTTGATGTGACGATACAAAGTTATAACTTTCTTGTACTTTGGTACGAAATTCTTTAGCTTGACTCAATTGATTACGCAACAGTTTATTTTGTTCGTATTCTTCATACTTTCCTTCAATACGTAACGTAGTTTCAAACTTTGCAAGACATTCTTGACAACGACCCGTCTTATTATAAAGAATTTCATCATAACGATTGCCCCATCGAATATCCATGTTACAATCTTTACAGTGACGTTTAGTGGATTCTATGGTGGATGAATTGACATTATTAATGGCACGTTTTGTACCATTCTTC